AAAGGTACAGCAGAGACTAGCGAGGAGAAAACTCCTAGTGAAGAAGAACCGACTTCGGCTGAAGAGAAAACTTTTAAAAAGAGATATGGTGATTTAAGAAGGCATACTCAAGAAAAAGAAAAGCAGTTTCAAAAACAGCTAGATGACATGAAAGAGCAACTAGCTAAAGCAACTAAGAAAGAAATGAAGTTGCCTAAGTCCGATGAGGACATAGAAGCATGGGCAACAGAGTACCCTGATGTAGCTAAGATTGTTGAGACTATTGCAATGAAGAAAGCAAGAGAGCAAGCAGTTGAGTTAGAAAGTAGAATACAAAAAATAGATGAAATGTCTGTGGAAGCACAAAAAGAAAAAGCTGAAGCAGAACTAATGAGACTTCATCCTGACTTTGGTGATATAAGAGACAGTGATGATTTTCACGATTGGGCAGATGAACAGCCAAAATGGGTACAGGATGCACTATATGAAAACGACAATGATGCTAGGTCAGCAGCAAGAGCCATTGACCTTTATAAGTCAGATAGAAATATCAGCAAGAATACAAAGGCAAAAAGCGATAAGAGTGCTGCTATGGATATTGGCACGAAAACTACAAAAACTCAAGTTGATGCTACAGAAGCAGGTAAAAAGATACGTGAGTCTGATGTCCAAAAGATGTCTGCTAAACAATATGAAAAACAAGCTGACACAATAATGGAAGCTATTAGGTCAGGCAACTTTGTATATGATGTATCAGGTTCAGCTAGATAATATAAAAATATAGTTGACAAACAAGAATTTATGTATATAACTATACATAACTATAAGTGTGACATAACCCCTTTATAGGACACTTATGTCACATCAATGACGAAACTTTAAAGATTACCCAATTATGTGAGCCTACAAGGAATTAGCTATTTCACGTACAACCTCAACGCATGAATGGTCCTTATAAAGTAAAATGACTAAAAGCAACATACAATTTATTTGTATGTAATTTAAATGTTTAAGGAGATAAAAATGGCATTTACAGCAGCAGCTGGTTATGGTAATCTTCCTAACGGTAATTTTAGTCCTATTATTTATAGCAAACAGGTTCAACTTGCTTTTCGCAAGGGGTCTGTAGTCGATGCAATCACTAATAATGATTACTTCGGTGAGATTGCTAATATGGGCGATTCCGTTAAGGTTATCAAAGAGCCAGAGATAACTGTCAAGGCTTACGCAAGAGGAACTACTATTACTCCTCAAGACCTTGATGACGAAGAATTTTCACTTAATATTGACAAAGCTAACTACTTTGCTTTTAAAGTGGATGATATTGAGGAAGCTCATTCGCATATTAACTTTCAACAGTTAGCATCCGATAGAGCAGCCTATAGACTAGCCGACCAATTTGACCAAGACGTACTTGGTTATATGTCAGGTTTTAAGCAGTCAGCTATACACGGTGCTCCAAATACTGTTAACACAACTGTTAATGGTGTCAAAGCAGTAAGTACAGCTTCTAGTGGTGCTAACTTAGTTGGTGCAGAATTATTAGCTTCAATGTCACTTGATGCTTCTGATTTTACACAGGCAGATGGCACAGCAGGTTCAGCAAATAATGCTATTGGTTTAGAGCCAAGAGCAGGTGGTGCAACTGCTGCAAAAAGTGGAACAACAGGTAATGCATTTCCATTACAAGTTATTGCACGTATGTCTAGATTACTAGATCAGCAAAATGTAGATACAGCAGGTAGATGGTTAGTTCTTGACCCTGTATTCATCGAACTATTAAAAGATGAAGACTCAAGACTACTAAATTCTGATTTTGGTGGTTCTGGATTGCAAAACGGTCTTGTTATGAATAACTTACATGGTTTTAAGATATATACATCTAATAACCTTCCTTCAATTGGAACAGGTTCGTCTACCACAGGTGGTCAGAACACTTCTAATTTTGGTGTTATCGTAGCAGGTCACTCTTCATCAGTAGCTACTGCCGAGCAAATCAACAAGACAGAGACTTATAGAGACCCTGATTCTTTTGCTGATATTGTTCGTGGTATGCATTTATATGGCAGAAAGATACTTCGACCTGAAGCTATCGTTACTGCTGCATATTGTTTAGCATAGGGAGAATAAATTATGGCGAATATTACATCGTTACTTAAAGCTTCCTCTGGTAGCTCTTCTCGTGGTCGTTCCCCATATATGGTGGAAAATACTATTGACTTAACAGCTACAGCTATTTCTTCTACAGCAGGAGATACAGTTCAAGCGATAACTGTTCCAGCAGGTACGAAGATATTAGCTGCAGGTTTTGAAGTAGTTGAAAGTGCGACTATGAATACAGGTACAAATGCTACAGCATCTCTAGGCTTCACAGGTGGTGACGTTGATGAGTTTGTTGCAACTTTTGACATTGATGGTGCTTCTGATGGTGCTTATGCACCAAGTATTGCTATCACTGGTGACACTGTATCAGCATCTGCTGACACTATTGACTTGCTTTTTGCAGGAGATGGTGCAACTTATTCAGCAGGTAAACTTAGAGTTTATGCTATCATGATGGATGTATCCACTCAAGGTGATACTTCGGCTGACGAAGTCGATAGAGACACTTTAGCTTAACTTAATATAAGTAAAGGGTAGCTGTGTAGTTGCCCTTTACATAATGTCATATTATAGGAGATCAAAAAAATGGCTATTACAACTGCAATGTGTACTAGTTTTAAGTCAGAGTTATTAGGTGGTACTCACGACCTTGATACTCATTCACTTAAATTAGCACTCATCAAAGCATCCCCATCAGGTACATATAATGCTGCTACAACTAATTATTCTACTGTAACAGGTAACTCTGACGAAGCAAGTGGTACAAACTATTCTGCAGGTGGTCAGGTTTTAGACAGTGCGACTATAGCTGTTGATGGAACAACTGCAACTGTAGACTTTGCTGATGAAGTATTTTCAAACGTAACATGCTCTGCTGATGGCTGTATTATTTATAATGCAAGTGCATCCAATAAAGCAATCTGTGTTATTGATTTTGGTGGTACAGTATCTGCTACTGCAGGTGACTTAACTATTCAGTTCCCTGCTGCTAACGCTTCCAATGCTGTAATACGTATAGCTTAAGGGGTAGGACATGTCGTTCTACGGTGCTAATGATGCTATATATGGTTCAGGAACATATGGCACTGCTTCTTTCGGTGTCACAACTCCAATCATATCTTTAGGGTCTGTTAGTGCTACAGGACAAGTTACTGCTGTAAATGCTACTATTAGCATTTCATTAGCAGGAGCTAGTGGAACAGGACAAATTGGAACTGTCACTGCTGTTAACGATTCTAGTTTAACACTAAGTTCTGTTTCAGCGACAGGGTCAGTTAATACATTATCTGAAAATCCTGCAGAAGCACTTACAGGTGTATCTGCAACAGGTGCAATAGGTACTGTTTTTGCTCAAGCCTTCTTTGGTGCTAATGACGCTTTATATGGAACAGGTAGGTACGGTTCAGCTATATATGGTGATGTTTCACCAACTATTAACCTTCCTACTCAAGAATTAGTAGGTACTATTGCTACTGTACAAGTAGGAGGTCAATTTGAAGTAGATGTATCTGAACCTTTAGATAGTGTTTCAGCTACAGGTCAAATAGGTCAACTTCAAACTATACCAAAACTAATTGTAGGTGTATCTGCTACAGGTGCTTTAGGAACAATCAAACCTAATCCAACAGAACCTGTAGTTGGTGTAAATGCGACAGGTGGTATTGGAACATTAACACACAGTAACACACATTCTATTGCAAGTGTTGTTGGAACGTTTTCTCTTAATAAAGGTAGTAGACCTTTTGCCAAAACGTTTAACTTCCTTTCTAGTCCTAGTCTTGTTGCTACAGGTGCTATAGGAACACTTCAACCTAATGTAGATGAGCCTATAAGTGGTGTATCAGGAACAGTTGCTGTAGGAACACCTGAAATAACCACATCTGAAGCACTATCTAGTGTAGTAGCGACAGGTGCAATAGGCACACTAACACACAGCAATACACATTCTCTAGGAAGTGTTCAAGGAACTACAACTGTAGAACCTGTACAAGTAGATGGTTTTGAAATAGATGTTCAAGAAAGACTTAACTCAGTTTCTGCCACAGGTGTTATAAATGGTACAATAACACATAGCAACACACATAATATTAATTCAGCAATAGGAACATCTACTGCAGGTATTATAACAGCAACAGGGGTTACTTTTACTTTTGTTGCAAATGATTACGACAGAAAAAGAGTTGTATATGTACCAAGACAAGATACTGCTGCTGAACGTAGAGCAGCCGCATAGGAGAATTTAATGTCTTTTCGTTGGACACCAAAAGACCCTGATGAAAGTTTAGATTATAGTATAGATTGGTCACGTTTTCTTGATACAGCTACCATCTCTTCTGTTACATGGTCTGTTAAAACATCTGAAATAAGTAAGACAACATTAGCCGCAGGACAAACTTTAACAACTGCATCATCTAATGCTGTAACTGACAGTATACAAAATATATCTCAAACAAACACAAATACAGTAGCTACCATAAATATAGGTGGTGGAGTGCTAAATCGTGAATATACTTTTACTTGTAATATAATTGACAGCACAGGAAGTCAAGCTGAAAGAACTGTAAAAATGCGAATAAGGGAAAATTAATGGCTTATAACTACTTAGAACTTGTCAATCAAATAAATCGCAGATTAAATGAAACAGAACTTACTTCAAGTAATTTTGCTACTGCTGTAGGCTTTTATGCTCAAGCTAAAGATGCTATTAATGCATCTCTTCGTGATATTAATCAGCATGAATTTAATTGGCCCTTTAATCATGTAGAACAAGAAGATGTTTTATCTGCTAATGTAACAAGATACTCATTTCCTCAAGATGCTAAATTTATTGACTTTGATAGCTTTCGTATAAAAGAAGATACTACTTTAGGAAATGCAACAACAAAACTAGGTATTATTGCTTATGAAGAATATCTTGATAAATATGTAGATCAAGAATATGATACAAATGGTAGGAGTGGTGTACCTCAAATGGTAGCACATGGTCCTGCTCTTGAATACATACTTACACCTGAACCTAATAATGCTTACACAGTTGTATATGAATACTATCGTGTGCCTGTAGATTTAATATTACATGATGATGTTCCTGCTGTGCCTGAAAGATTTAAACATATTATTGTAGATGGAGCAATGCACTATGCTTATTTATTCCGTGGTAATTCACAAGACGCAATTGTAGCTAAACAAAAGTTTGATGAAGGTATAAAAAATATGCGTATTGTATTAATTAATAGAACATATTATTTACGTTCCACAATGTTACCACAGAACACAGGTGGTGGTAGGATGGGATTTTCTAGGTCTGTTATCTAATGGCAGACGCATGGCAAACCCACTCATTTGAATTTAAAGGTGGCTTGATAACAAATATTTCACCTTATCAACAAGGTTTTCAAGCACCCGGTTCAGCACGTATATTACGTAACTTTGAGCCTTCTATATTTGGTGGATACAGAAGAGTAGAAGGATACTCTAAATTTGATTCAAATACTGTGCCAAATACAGGTGTTATAAGAGGTTTACATCGTTATAGTAGTCAGGTATATGCTGTAAGAGGTAATGATTTATTTAGGTCTAGTGGTTCAGGATGGACACAGATAAGTGACAACGCAACATATAATAGTGCAGGAGTTACAATTGGTGGTTCAGGTAAGGTAAGATTTTTAAAGTATGATTTTGATGGTACAGAAAAACTTATGCTTGTTGACAGCACAGGTAAACCATATAGATTTAATGGAACTACGTTTGAACAATTAAGTTCTTTACCATCTGATGTATCAGGCACAAGTTTTATAGTAAACTTTAAAAATCATATATTCTTTGGTAATGGAAAAAAGTTAGTTTTTTCTGCACCTTACAAAGATAATGACTTGACAATTGCTAACGGTGGTGGTATAATTAATATAGCAGATACAATTACAGGTTTAATTGTATTCCGTGATCAGCTAATAATATTTAGTGAAAGCAGTATAAATATACTTAATGGTAGTAGTGTAGCAGACTTTCAACTAAAACCTGTTTCTCGTGATTTAGGTTGTATTGCAGAAGATACGATACAAGAAATAGGTGGAGATATTATATTCTTAGGACCTGATGGACTTCGTTTATTTTCAGCCACTGAGAAGATAGGTGACTTTAACCTTGCAACTGTATCAAAAACAATACAGGCTGAAGTATTAGACTTAATAAATAGCAGTCCTAACGGTTTTAGTAGTACAATTATTCGTGAGAAAAGTCAATATAGAATATTTGGATATAATACAGGATTCACTAACGATGCAGCTAAAGCAATTGCAGCAACTCAATTAGAAGGTGGAATATCTTTTAATGACTTACGTGGGTTCAATGCCTTTGTGACATTTAGTGAATATGACAGTCGTACTGAATTAATATTTTTTGGTGGTAGTGATGGCTACATTTACAGAATGGAACAGGGAAATACCTTAGATGGAACAAATATACCTGCAACCTTTGCTACACCTTTTATACCTTTAGGAGACCCAAAGGTTCGTAAGACAATATATAAAGGCACAACATATTTAGATGTTAACGGTCAGTTTGGACTTAGAAAATCACTTAAATTTGATTTTGATCAAGTCGGTTCTATTCAACCTGATGTAATAGAGTTTTCAAGCGATGCTTCAGGTAACTTTACATACGGTTCAGGAACTTTTGGAACATCTACTTTTGGTGGTAAACAACAAACTTATTATGAAGTGCAAACAATTGGTTCAGGTTTTACTGCATCACTTTTATATGAAACCAACGAGGAAAATGTAAGTACTACATTTACCATAGACGCTGCTACCCTGCAGTATATTACTAACGCTAGGAGATAAAAAATGGGAACAGGATATACTCGTAACGATTCATCAAACAATATAGCTGATGGTAACGTAATTAATGCATCAGACCTAGATGGTGAGTTTGACGCAGTCCAATCTGCCTTTAATGGTAGTAGTGGACATTCACACGATGGAACAACAGGCGAAGGACCACTCATTGCCACAGCAGGTTTAGCTGACAATGCAGTGACCACAGCTAAAATAACGGATGACAATGTAACTCAGGCTAAGATTGCAGATGATGCAGTTGGAGCAGATCAGTTAGCTTCAAGTGCAGTCGTTACTGCTTCTATAGTTAATTCAGCAGTTACTACAGACAAATTAGCAGCCGATGCTGTAACAGGAGCTAAGATTGCAGATGACGCAATTAATTCAGAACATTACACAGATGGTTCTATAGATACTGCTCATATTGCAGACGCACAGGTTACGTTAGCAAAGATAGCAAATCAAGCTGCAAATTCAGTATTAGTTAGAGATGCTAATAGTTCAGGTGTTGTTTCTGCCAAAGCAGTTGGAGACACACAATTACTTATAGGTGATGGAACAGGTTTTACAGCGGCAGCATTATCAGGCGATGTAACAATGGCAAATGATGGAGCAGTTACAATCGGTGCTACAAAAGTAGTAAACTCTATGTTAGCAGACGATGCTGTAGGAGCAGATGAATTAGCTGCTAATGCTGTAGTAACTGCTTCTATTGTTGACGATGCTGTAACAGGTGCAAAGATAGAGAATAACCCAACTATAGCTGGAAACTTAACTGTTACAGGTAATATAGTTGCAAATAGTGATATTGACCTTGAAGGTGATATAGATGTTAATGGTACTTTAGAAACAGATGCCTTTTCAATAAATGGTACAGCAGTTACTGCAACTGGAGCAGAACTAAACTACAGTGACACAGGTGCATCTGTAGGTACAGTTGTAGCAAGTAAAGTAGTTACAGCAGATTCAAACAAAGATGTAGCATCATTTAGAAATGTAACCTTAACAGGAAATGTTGTAGTAGGTGGAACAGTAGATGGTAGAGATGTTGCCACAGATGGTACTAAATTAGATGGTGTTGAAGCAAGTGCAGATGTAACAGATGGAACAAATGTTGCTACTTCTCTTACTTCATTTAGTACAACAACATCTTTTCAAGGAGCAGACCTTCTTGCAATTTATGATACTTCGGCATCTGCTTGGGTAAAAGGTACTATTACAAATGCTGCTTTAGCAGGTCCTACTGGTCCTACCGGTCCAACAGGTCCAACAGGTCCTACCGGACCTGCAGGTTCAAATGGTTCAAATGGAAGTAATGGTTCGACTGGACCAACAGGTCCTACTGGTCCTACAGGTCCATCAGGTAGTACAGGACCAACAGGTCCAACAGGTCCAACAGGAAATGCATCAACAACTTATGCAACAGTAGGTGGATATATTTTTGGTTTTCGTGGTCCAAATATTTCAGCTAATGCAGGTACAACAATGACAGGTATAAGTAGTTTGAATGCAGCAATAAGTGGAACTAGTAGTGCTCCCGGAACGTACAGAGCAATGGGTCCTATTGAAACAGGTCTTGGGTCTGCTGGAAGGTCTACTGTGATGGCTAGAACTGCTTAAATAAAAAGGAGAAAGATTATGAAAGGAAAAACAACATGTCTGTTACAATAACTGAAGTTAGAAATGCAGTCTCTAAAAATACAGAAAATACAAGATTTTATGTAGAGATTAACCACCCAGAACAGGGTTGGATACCTTATACTTTGAATCCAGAAGATACAGATATGACTATAAATAATGATGACCTCATTAAATTAATAGGTTCTAATTTCTCTGCATTTTCGCAAAGTGATGCAGATGCTGAAACTGCAGTAATAGTTCGTGTTCGTAGAGATGCACTTTTAGAAGGGCAAGTTGACAGAATGGTAAGTAACCCATTACGTTGGGCAACATTAACAACAACACAACAAAATGCTTGGACACAGTATAGAACAGATTTATTGAATGTACCACAACAAGATGGATTTCCTAATTCTGTAATATGGCCCTCAATGCCATCATGATTAAAACAACTGATGTCAGACAACACTGGCAAATGTTCCCCAAAGCACTTTCAGAAAATATCGTTAATCAAATTATTTCAATTGCAAATGGAGGTGTTACTCAACAAGCAACAACATTTGTTAATGATGGAAGCACACATGTTCCTGCCGATGATATAAGAAAAAGTCGTGTTTCTTGGATTAAAGATAAAAGAGTTTTAAATTTGTTATATGAATATGCAGACATGGCAAATAGAAATGCTTTTAATGTACATATATTTAATAAAACAGATATTCAATATACAGAATATTTAGCTTCTGAAAATGGTCATTATAGTAAACACCATGATATAGATTGGAATAGAAATGATGGTTATGATAGAAAATTATCAATAACTGTACAACTTTCAAATCCTAATGAATATGAAGGTGGAGATTTTATGTTTTGCAATATTATATCGCCTGATAAAACATTAAAAGAAAAAGGAACTATTTTAGTTTTTCCAAGTTACTTAGAACACTTAGTAACACCTGTAACAAAAGGTATTAGAAAATCACTTGTTGCATGGTTTGAAGGACCTAAGTGGCAATAAGAAAGATTGTAAATGCAAGATTTTATTGGTAGATACCAATGTGACCATGATATTTGTGACAACCTTCTTAAATATTTTGAAGAAAATAAACAAAAGCATATTGTAGGACTTACTAGCAATGCTCTTAACAAAGATGTAAAAGACTCTACAGACCTTGAAATCTGTACAAGACAAAATGTACAAGAGCCAATAGATAATTACTTAAAACATTTATTTAAAAGTTTATTTAATTTTGTAGAAAAATATCCATTACTAGGACAATTACAAGTATTTGGTATTACTGAGCCGATAATTATACAACATTACAAAGTTGGTGGTGGTTTTAAAACATCTCATTGTGAAAGAACAGGTGGATTTGATAAAAGCATCAAAAGAGTATTAGTATTTATGACATATCTCAATGATGTAGAAGATGGTGGTACTACCTTTGATTATTTAAATCATACAGAAATTGCTACTAAAGGTAAAACTTTAATTTGGTCAAGTGATTGGACACACACACATAAAGGTCAAATATCATATACTAAAGAAAAAACTATTATAACAGGTTGGTTTAGTCATATGTGGGATTAAAATGAAAAAATTTAATTTTTATGATTTTAAAATGCCTATGCTTATTCACGAAGTATCATTAAATCTTGATACAGATATTAAAAGAAACATAGAAAATTTTTTATTACACCACAAAGATGAAATGAATCATACTACTAATGTCAAAGCAAATAGGACAAAGTGGACAACACATAAAACAAATAAAGATATTTTTGCTTTATCTGAAATGGTTTTAAAAATTGCTAATGATATTATGGCTTTACCACTTTATACTGCAGAATGTTGGGGTGCTACTTATAGTAATGGACACAAGGCAATACAACACAATCATTTTCCTTTTTTATGGTCTTGGTGTTATTATGTTAAAACACCTATCGGCTCAAGTCCACTTGTATTTCCTGACTCTAATATTATATTTGAGCCAAAAGAAGATGAAGTAATTATTTTTCCTTCTTTATGTGATCATTTTGTACCACCTTGTACTTGTGAAGAAAAAAGAATAATGGTAGCAGGAAATATTGGTTTAGAAAGAATAAATTAAATGGAAAGTATAGACCCAATGTTATTTTGGAACATCATCCTGACTATGGTCGTTGTACCATTCGGCTGGGCGTTCAACAAAATGTTTCAAGAAGTAAAACGTATACAGATACTCTTGAACAAGACACGTGAAGATTATGCACGTAAGGATGATGTTAAAGATGATATGCACAATCTTATGGATGCCCTTAAAAGATTAGAAGATAAATTAGATAAGATATTAATGGGAAGTAGATAATGGCAATGTTTAAAGGCTTTAAGCCACAAGGAATGCAAAAGATAGCTAACAGTATGGGTTATACAGGTAGCTTAGAAGGTTTCAATAGTTATTTACAACAGAATCCAGATAAACAAAATATAATGAATATGTACAATCAACGTGCTATGCAAATGGCAAACGGTGGTATTGTTAAGATGCAAGTAGGTGGCACACCTATAGCTACACAAACAGTGGGTAGAGGACCTAACCCTAGTGACATAGAAACATTTCCTACTGCAGGTGGAGTATTTCAACCGGGATTAGAACAAGTTGGTGATGGAAGACCTTCACCTGTAAATAATAGATTGCCACAAGCACCTAATCCTTCAGGTCAAAGACCTACTTCAACACAAGCTGTAAGACAAACTACTGTGCCTACATTAGGAACAGGTGCAGGACAAGTTGATGCTTATGGAGATGTTACTTATACAACAACAGATGAAGATGGTAATACTGTAGAGAAAACTAGACCTGCAAATGTAGCAGATGTAACTGCAAAGATGGCACAGACAGGTGCAATACCTGAAGGTGCTGTTACAAAAGTTGAAACAATAAAGACAGACCCTAATCAAATCATAGACGATAAAACAGGACAAGTTGGTACACAAACAGACGCAACAGTAACTACTGCAGATACAACAAAAGCTAGTGATGCTCAACAAGTAGATGCTTCAACATATGATGCTACAAAATCTACAGAAGAAGTTAGAACAGCATTAGAAGCTAACTTACCTGCTCAAACAGACCCTAATGATCCAAGAGCTAAAGTTGTAGCTGCTCAACAAACAAAGTCTGCTGTATCTGATTTAGATGCCGCACAAGGTAATGCCTACATAATGGAGAATCCTGTACAACGTGAGATACAGGATGGTGAATTAATTAGTGGTGTTGCAGACGCAGAGAAGGCATCTAAGTTTACAGAACAAATTGAAGCCGCCACAGCTACCCCATCAGAGAAAGCTACTGTACAAGGACAGTTAGCAAGCTTAACTGAAAACTTTGATGCTAACAATCCACCTGCGTGGGCAGCAGGAACTCTACGTGCTGTACAGGGTAAATTAGCAGCAAGAGGTTTAGGTGCATCTTCAGTAGCAGGTCAGGCATTAATACAAGGTGCATTAGAGTCTGCACTTCCAATAGCACAATCTGATGCAAATACACAGGCACAGTTTGA